GATTCTTAAAACTAATTCAAAAAACCAAGAACTACCGAACTCCATGCCGCGTTCACTGATGGAATTGTGATTACTACGGGTGCTGCCTTTGGTGCTTTCGTTGCCTTTGATGCTTTTGACATGTGATGCCTTTCGTTGGGTATGGCGGTGTTGCCATGCCTCAATTCTAGGGCATAAAAACGATTCTGTCTCGTAGGGGCAGGGGGCAATTTCATGCGGGATTCTGTCGGGATATCCCGACAGGGGGCAGGGATTAACGCAACACAGCTCAAAAGCCAGGGTTTCCGTTGATCCGCGAGAGTCGCGGGCAACGCATGAAACCCCTATGAAATAACCACTTTGGAAGGGTGCGAAATAACACTTTGCAAAGGGTGAAATTAGCGGGGTCGAATTACGCAACATGGCGGGCGGGCGCGGGTCGGGTCGGGTTGCCATCGAATACATGAAAGAGATGACGCCTAGCGCGTAGCGCATGGCGATAGATGATGCACATATCCTTATCCATATTTATTTATTTATCCCCCCGTAATTCATTTATGAATAAGGGTATGGAGATAGTTGTTCACTACACATAGCCACATATGCGAAAAAACCACGCGCACACCTGCCGCGCTGATTCTTTTGAGCCGAGGTTTATTAAATCGAGGCGATTATATGTATATATACTCCATAAATAATTTTCTGTTATATTATATTACCCCCCTCAGAGTACTAAAAGTACTCCTCGGACAGTGTGACTTACGTCACAGTGTACGCTTAAGATATGCGGGTTCGGGAAAATACTTTCCCAACCCACTCGGAAAAGACCCGTTTGAACGGGTCTTCTATAGTATATATATACTATTACGGAGTCGCTCCGTTTAAGACTCCGCTCCTCCTATATATAATATAATTTTTGAATTTTTTTATACAGATGCCCCTCGTATGCCGTTTTTAGGGTGTGTTAAATAGGCGTTTTTAGATGGGACGTAACATGGGACGCAAGGCTGGAAAACAGAGTTATACCAAGGAGGACGCCCAGGCTAAGGTCCTGGTCCTTCTAGAGCAGGGTGCCACCGTCACAGCCGCTATGGCCGCCGTAGACCGTCAGGACACCGCCTTCCGCCAGTGGACGATGCAAAACCCAGAGTTTAAAGAAGCCTCTGACAAGGCTCGTCTAGCAGGTAAAGGTATCAAGGCTGACCTAGCCGAGATGAAGGATATGCCCTTTGCCGAGTTCTCAGAAACCTTCTTAGGTTCTAGGCTCTTCGACCATCAGTTAAACTGGATTGACCTTATTGAGGGTAAGCCGCCACGTTGGCTACCCGCTGGTATGACTTACGACGAGGGCGACCCTAACCGTGTCCTCATCAACGTGCCACCCGAGCACGCCAAGTCGACTACTATCACGACCAACTACGTGACATACAAGATTGTGACCAACCCTAACACCCGAGTGATTATCGTTTCTAAAACGCAGGGTATGGCTCGCAAATTTTTGGGTGCAATCAAAACCCGATTATCCCACCCTGGCTACACTAAACTCCAAGCGACCTTCGGTCCTAATGGTGGGTACAAGGCAGATGCTACACAATGGTCTGCCGACATGATTTATCTAGGTACAGGACGAGACTCTGGCGAGAAAGACCCTACGGTCCAGGCTCTGGGCTTTGGTTCTCAGATTTACGGAGCACGTGCCGACCTGATTATCCTAGATGACGTGGTTATGGGCAGCAACGCCCATGAGTGGGAAAAGCAAATCGAATGGCTTCAAAAGGAAGTTATCACTCGTTTGGGACGCCACGGTAAACTTATTATTGTAGGAACCCGAGTATCATCTGTAGACCTCTACAAGATGATTAGGGATGGCTCACAGTGGACAGGTGGCAAGACGCCCTTTACCTACTGTGCTATGCCAGCAGTATTGCAGTTCGACGATAAGCCGAAGAACTGGAAAACGCTTTGGCCCGCGACGGACCAACAAGAAAATGATTTGGACGATGTACTTGAAAATGGACTTTACCCCAAATGGGATGGACCCTCGCTCTTTAAGCGTCGCTCTGAGGTCGCTCCGTCAGTATGGGCTATGGTCTACCAGCAAGAAGACGTCCAAGAGGACTCAATCTTCTCGCCTACCTGTATTGCGGGCTCCGTCAACGGAATGCGCAAAAGAGGACCGCTAAAGGCGGGTACCCCAGGACATCCCCAGCGTATTGAAGGTTATACCATCATTGGCCTTGACCCTGCTATGGCAGGTGCTACAGGAGCCGTTGTATGTACCTATAACCGAGCAGATGGGCGTATCTACGTCCTAGACTGTATCAACATGACTGACCCAAGCCCTGCAAAGATTCAATCTTTGATTGAGGAGTGGGTCGAGAAGTACAGACCGCAGGAACTGCGCATCGAAATTAACGCACACCAGAAGGCGTATGCCTTAGATGATGACTTAAGAGCATACTTAGCATCTTACGGATGCCAACTCAACTCACACTTTACTGGCAAGAACAAATGGGACACGTCTTTTGGTGTAGCGTCTATGTCTATGCTATTCGGAAACACCAGAGATGGCCGTTTCCAGGACAACAATATAATCGAACTACCAAGTAATGAAGGTTCTGAGGGGCTAAAGACTCTGGTGCAGGAACTCATTACCTGGAAACCAGACACCAAGAACCCAACAGACTGTGTTATGGCTCTATGGTTTGCTATTATCCGCATACGCGAGATGATGCAGCAAAGCAGTAATGCATCTAAGTGGATGCAGAACCGATGGACAACCCAGGCTCAAGCCTCAAGGCGACAAGCAGTTAATTTAGACGAAGCATTTGCGGACCAATGGTCCCAAACTTACGGTTAGGATACCAATGGCATTATCAATGGAACAGGTTGCAGCACGCGTCGAAGCGTTGCGCTACCGTAACCACGAACGAGATGCTCGTAACCTTAGCGTACTCGCAGTCCGCAAGGGCCAAATTGCATCAGTATACCCTGAGTTCTTCCCAGAGGGCGTAGATGCCAACGTAGTTGCTAACTTTATCGACGTGGTAGCCCGTGACCTTTCAGAAGTCATGGCTCCACTCCCAGCAATCAACTGTTCTGCTGCTAACTCCGTTAGCGACAAGGCACGTAACTTTGCTGACAAGCGTACCCGTATTGCAGCCAATTACTTCTCTCACTCTGACCTATCAGTACAGATGTACTCAGGCGCAGACTGGTACTTAACCTATGGTTTCGTTCCTTTCATGATTGAATTGGACGAAGAAAGCAAGTTGCCGCGTATTCGCGTAGAAAATCCGATTGGGGCTTACCCAGAATTCGACCGCTACGGACGCTGTGTGGCATTTGCAAAACGCTATATGATGACTCTTGGAGAACTGGTCGCACAGTTCCCAGAGTATGAGACTCAAATCCTGGGTCGTGACGGCTATCAGCAGGACCTGCATGCGCAGGTCGAGATGGTTCGTTACTATGACAAGGACCAATCTGTAATTTATCTGCCCCGAAAGGGCAATCTAGTTCTATCTAGCGCATTGAATCCAATGGGCAAGATGATGGTTGTCGTGGCGCGTAAGCCGTCTATTGATGGCGAAATGCGTGGACAATTCGACGACGTATTAGGTATTCAACTTCTCCGCAACCGTTTCGCCTTATTGGCAATGGAAGCAGCAGAGAAGAGCGTTCAGGCGCCAATCGTATTACCGCAAGACGTACAAGAACTCCAGTTGGGTGGCGATGCGGTAATTCGTACCGCCAACCCAGCGGGCGTTCGTCGTGTCGAATTGAACATCCCGCAAGGCGCGTTCACAGAAGCACAACTCCTTAACCAGGAACTTCGCTCAGGTACTCGTTATCCAGAAGGACGTTCTGGTAACATTGATGCAAGCATCGTTACTGGTCAAGGCGTACAGGCACTTATGGGCGCCTTTGATACACAGGTCAAATCAGCACAGGCAATCTTTGCTTCTGCTCTACGTGATGTCGTTTCTCTCTGCTTTGAAGTAGATGAGAAGATGTTCTCACAGGAGAAGACAATCCGTGGTGTTGACTCTGGTAGCCCATACGAGATTACCTACAAGCCAACCAAGGACATTAAGGGTGACTACTCTGCTGATGTTCGTTACGGTATGCTTGCTGGTCTCAACCCCGCACAGGGGCTTATCTTTATGCTACAGGCTCTTGGTGGAGGACTTATCTCCAAGGACATGGCTATGCGTGAACTCCCATTCACTGTAAACGTCACACAAGAACTTGAAAAAATCGAAATCGAAAACATGCGTTCATCACTTCTTAGCGGTATTACTGCGATGGCTCAGGCTATCCCAGCAATGGCTACATCAGGCGGAGACCCAGCATCTATCGTAACTAAAATTGCAGGAGTAATATCTGCACGTCAAAAGGGACAATCTCTTGAAGAGGCTATCTCTAACGTGTTTGCTCCAGAGCAACCAGTTCCTCCTGCTGGGGCTGCACCTTCTCCTGTTGAGCAGCCGTCCCCTGTTCCAGGCGCGGCTCCAGTGGGAGGTTCTCTTATGGGTGGGCCTGCATCTGCTGCACCAGCACCAGATTTACAAACAATTTTATCTACTCTAAGTGGTAGCGGCAAAGCAACGGGACGAGTTACAACTAGGGGATAGTAATGACAACGCTAGTAGCGATACAAGGTGACGGTTGGTCGGTACTAGGATGTGACTCAAGGCTCAG